AATTCATCAGCCACAACACGGGTTATTTTTTTTTTGGCTTTTGTATAATCTTGTACCGCCTTCACCGGGGTTTTGACCATGAGTTTGGTTTCCCCTTTTATTATACCAATACTGCCGGTCACTCCGTTGTCTATTCCAAAATAAGTTTTCATCCTATCACATCCTTTATATTTATGAACTCTTTCAAACTCTCCGCACCGATCAATGCCAGTATAAATAAGCATTTATTTTTCTGAAAATTATCAACACCCGGAACAGGTGCAGTCAACACCACCGCCGCTTTTCCTGAAGCCGTGGACACTGTTTTTATAAAATAATCAACAACAACCGCAAATTCTTTTTTATCAATTTTCAATTCTTCACAAAGTTGCCCGGGTGTACGTTCTACCATTTTTGTACTCATGTGTATTTCCCCCGGCGGTTGCTGGCCGCTTTGGCTTCAATCCTTTCCCATTTTTCAATCACCCGGTTTTCCAATTCCCTGGCCATTTTTGGGTCATCTTCAATTTGAGCAATGAGCTCATCCCGGGTGAACGTTTCCCCAAACACTTGGGTGTAATGCTCTTTGAGTTCTGGATTATTTGTAATATAAGAAACAGCCCAGGCAATAGTTAGTGTGTCTTTTTTCTCCGCTTTTTTCCGGGCGGCACGACATTCATCATATTCCCCATGTTCTTCCAAAAAGGCTTTGAGGTTTGGAATTGTAATTTCTTTTCCTGTACCCCAAATAATATTTTCTGCGTCTTTTTTCAATTCCCCGGTTTCTGTAAGCAGACCAAACAAAAAATCAATATTGCTTCCAATATCGTCAATACCGTAGTCGTACAGAATAGTCACCACGCACTTCCGGAAAGGCCGTGGGGTTTTGCTTTTAGATGTTTTTATCTCTACACGTACCCCATAAGTGATGAGTTGGCCTTCAATCGTGCGTGTTAGTTTTTTCAGTGTTCTTAATTCGAAAACAGTGTGACAATAAAAGTCCAACGCCCGACCACCGCTCACTACATTCTTTTTACCAAACAGCCCTGCGTTGATGTTGTCCCGATACTGCGATATAATAAACATAATGGCGTTGCTATCTTCCATTCTTGGTGCTTTGTCTTTGAAAAAGTCTTGTGATAGAAATTTAGCAAAGGAAGTTCCATAGGTACCATCATTGTCCACGTCTTTTCCTTTTTCTGCTTTGGTTTGTCTATCGTCTGCCCGTGCTTGAGTTTCATTAGTGCTCAAACCGTCCAACGAGTCCAACACATACGCACCACAACCGTCTTTCGGCAAATCGTCCAAAAACATACCAACGTGGGCATCCATTTCTTCAACAGTGTCGGATTGGTATTGTTCTTCAATATTCACATCAATATTCCATAATTCCCGAGCGTTTTCTTCAAAGGAAAAACCACTTTCACAGTCATCATAATTCCATTTGAATTTATCGCCATACTTGTGGATATTGGCTGCAATGCCTTCCATGGTCAAAAATGTTTTCCCGGCAGATTTATCACCACGCACATTGATTATTTTTCCATAGGGCAACCCCATACGCATACCGCCCCCGGCCACCAAGTCTAACAGTGTTGAACCAGTTCTAAACGTTTTTGTTGCTTTTACATTTTTGGATGATTTGATTGATTTGGTCTGAGTCATAAACTTTCCTTCCCCCGATTATTTTTGGTTCTATTTTCAGCCGCAATATGGCATAATTTACTGAGTATTTTGGGATGTTGTATTTGTCAGCAATGTTGGCCATTCTCATTTCGTTGTAGCTGTCCATCCACTCTTTCAGACCGGATTCCTCATAATATAAATGATGGGGGTTGTTTTCTATTATGAGGAATCCGGCTTGTTTGGCCGCATAAGAAATTCCCGGATTGGTTTTCGGGAATTTCTCAGCTGCTGGATGAACACTCATCAATTCTTTAACTTGTCTGAGTGTTAGTTTTTTCATAGCTTTTTATAGTGTACTGGCATCATCACATTCGTCCCAAATATCACACTTGCGGCATTCTTTATGATTGTCACAATCTTCACCAAAAACATGACCGGCCGGGCATTTTGAATCTGTCTTTTTTTCTTCATCCGGGGACTTCTTTGCCTTGTTTATTTTTTCTTTCAGGCTTTCTTCTTCATCCGGTTCATCTTCTTCTTCATCCGGTTCATCTTCTTCTTTTCTTTGCCGGCTGGCTTTTTTTCTTTTTGGGGGTTGTTCCTCCTCATCATCCTCATCATCGGATTCATTCCCATAATATAATGATTCCATTTCGGCCGGGGAGCGAACAATCAGCAATTCATCCAAGGATATTGCCTCATCAATTAAGTCCTCACTGAGTTCTTCTTCTCTGTCCAAAAAATCAAAAGATTTGAAGTCAAGCGAATTTTTAAAATCACCCGGTACTGCTCTGAATTTAATAACTTTACCTTCTTCAATATCCGCAAAATCAATAATATCATCCCCATCAGTACAGGCATTTGCTTCATCCAGCAATTCTTTCATAAATTTAAAATGGGATACTTCAAACAGCATCAATTCCCCGGGTTCACCACGGACAATCGGTTGTACATTGAATAAAACCCGGCGGCTGGCCTGTAAATCCTTTGCCGCATCTTTGTTGTCTTCATCATATAATTTAGACACTTCATCGCAAAGTGGGCAATGCTTTCCGTAAGTTTTTTTCGGACACAATAAATCTACTTTGTCCGGGCCAACGTATTGATGTGCCCAAACATCCATTACATAATCAAGTTCCCCAATTTCCATATCACCGGAGGCAACTTCCGGGTGTTGTTTGCTTTTTATCTCAAACGGTATAATATTGATTTTGTTTGTACCTTCTTTGGGTTTCCAAAATTTACGGCCTGCCGCTTTTTTGAAGTCAAAAGCGGTGATACGTGTGCTTCCACCTTTGTCCCGGTTGTCTACATCCTTTTTGTATTTACCCCGGCTGATTTTTCTTTTTTTTCTCATGACTCTGCTCCTTTTCTGTTTAAATTTCTTTTTGATTGTTTTTCTATATCGTCATTTCTTGTTTTTGTCCCGGTTGGGTCAGAATAATAACCGGCGATCCATAAGCGCACCAGGTTGTCTAATGCTGATTTACGTTGTTCAAACGCCCGAGCGTGCCCTTCCGTAAGCATTTGGCGGTGACTTGCTTCTGAATATTCTTTTTTGGCATCAATCACCACCTGTGATCCGGTGACAGCAGCTTTGATGGATGTTTCAGTAAGTTTATCAATCCCGAATTCTTCAACTAATTCAACCTTCGTAAGCCACCTGATTCTCATTTCTTCATTAGCAAGAATTTGGTCTAGTTTGTCTTTTTTTCTGTCCCGTTTGCGTTTGGCTTCAGCTTGTTCCTCACTATAAAAAAGATATTTAGTAGGTTGTTCTTCTACCTCTTTTTCAAGGGCAAATCGATTGATTTTAATGTCTTGTTTGTAGTCGGTGTCTTCATTCATAATTTTTTTTCCTATAATTGGTTATGTGCTTATTTCAAATAGCGTTTTCCGGTCGTTGTAATTTACCCGGTATAAATTTATTTGCTCAATACAAAGTTCATGAATCGTTTTTGTAGTGTACGACAAATATTTTTTCAATCGGCGTACTTGGCTTTTACTAACGGCCTGAGTTGCGTTGGCTTCACATTTTTGTCGATACACTGGACCAAACATAAGCATTCCCACTGGGATTTGGTCACCCGGCTTTTTTAAAGGGCGTTTTCTTTTTTTTGTTTCTGTCATTTTATTCTCCAAAGGTAGATTCATAACAAGCGAGTGTCAGACCGGCACGGCCGGAATTATAAAAGGGTTCACTGAAACAATCTATAACAGCGGCGGCGGCGTTATTCTGACTTTTTAATAGAACTGAATTCATAAATCCCAAAACAGCATATCTGATTTTTTCCACGTCCACGTCTTTGAGATTATTCAATACAGCTGTAATCTCACCCCAGGTTTTTGCTTTGAGTAGAATGCGGCACAAGTCTATTGCCTCATTATTTTCTTCTTCAGTAAAGCCGTGGACAACTTTCATCATTTGTTTTGGGTCATCCATTTCCATTACTTTTTCAAGTATCTGTAAAGCCTGGCGTGGTGAGCCTTCGCTGTTTTCAGAAATTTCTTCAAGAATGTCCCAGGGAATATTCCCGGATTCGGCCTTGTTGATTTTTCTCAATAATGGAAATAATTCATCAGCAGATAAATTTTTCACTTTAAAAGAGGTGCACCGAGTGTGAATCGCTTTGATTAGTTTTTCCGGGTTCGTAGTACATAAGAAAAAATACACGTGTTCCGGGGTGTCTTCTAATGGTTTAAGCATCGCATTTTGCCATTCATTAGTGGTCTTATGCACCTCATCAATAATATATATTTTTGGGGATCCATCCATCGGAGCAAATTTCATATTCTCAATAATATCCCGGGCTGTATCAATTCCCCGATTGTCTGATGTATTGAGTTCGTGGATAGATAATTCACTACCACCAATGTGGGCGGCGGCTATTCTTGCAAGTGTCGTTTTCCCACACCCTGATGGACCACTTAATAAATAAGTGTGTGGTTTGTTTTCTTTGTCCAATGTTTTTTTCAAGCTGTTCAATTCCGCGTCATTTCCCATGACGTCCTCAAATGTCTGCGGTCTGTATTTTCTGTACAGGCTCATGTAGTCTCCTTCAATTTGGTTTTATAACAACCCGGGGTTGCCGGGCGTGTTGTTTGGTTTTTCCGGAATTTCCGGGGTGTCTTTTCGTGGTGGGTTGTAATAACCTTCACTACAATCATCGCATATCTTTTGTCCGATAATATCAGTGGTAGCACAATTACTACAGATTTGCCGCCCGCATTCATCGCAGTCAAACACATCTGCTTGTTGTTTTTTACAAGTTGGGCAAATCATCCATCCTCCATATCAGCCCAGCAACCGTCCACTGGACTGACTTCTTTTTCTATTACCAATGGAACATTTATCCAATCCCATTCTTCACGGATTCTGCGTGTACCCCATTCTTCAATAATAGCTGAAGCGGTCTCTTCATCTTCCGGGTGAATATCTGCTACAATAGCATCGTGTATCTGTCCTATTATACAAGACCGCCCGGAAATTTCGGCAATTTTTTTTTGTGTATTTATTAAAGTGTACAAAAGGCAATGGAAAGCACTGCCCTGTATTGGATAATTAGTGGCTTCAGTATATTTCATTGGTCCATAACAACGGAAACCTGTGTACAAGTCTACATATCCAGTTTTTTTATACTGGTTGTATGTTTTTCTTTTCCAGGCTGAATATTGTGGGAATCGTTCACCCCAAAAGATCTTTTCCACGTCTTCAATGTGTGCGGTAAAATCATCCAAATCCATTATTCCCTTTTTATTCAACCATTCTTTTTCCGGTGGTTCCAACATCCCCCAAACATTTGGTGCTATTTCTTGAGCGGAACTTCCATAAAAAGCAGGAAAAACAAAACCATTCTTGCCTATGTGTCTGATGCTTGGCGTGATTTGCTCTTTGGTCATCATCAACATATCCATCACTGTATCCCGATGCATATCATTTTTTGGGTCTGTTACATACTTGATCATATTTTGATCTTTATGATACGCACAACCAACAGACACTTCCACGCCTTTGTAATCCCACTCCACCAATCGGTTTCCAGGTCGGGGACGGATGCAAGAACGGATAATAGCCTTTGCTGATTTATCCCGTTTTGGTATATTTTGAAAATTCGGGCTGTCGGACGATGACCGGAAGGTGGTGACCAAATGAAGATTAAAAAAAGGGTGTACTAAATCACCAACTGCTTCTCTTTGGAGTTGCGCCAAATAAGTATCCCTCAACTTTTTCATTTTTTTTAATTGTAATAATTTTCCTATAAATGGCGTTCCTATTTTTGTCAAAGCGGCTTCATCGACTAACCCTCCTTTTTCCGGTTTTCGGTATTTTAAGATTTCGTATAATAAAATCTTTAGTTGTTGATCACTCATTACATTTAAAGGTTCCCGCTTTTCCCACTTTTGAAATTCGTCAAATTGTTCTAATTGTGTTTCTGTCCTTTGTATCTTTTTACTTAAACGTTTATACTGTATTTCCATCATTTCGTGGTCAATCCGCATCCCGGTTTGGTTGGTATGGGAAAGTGCCTGGATGCCTTGAAGAAAAAACAGAAACCCATCATAATATTGCCTGGGCAATAAGTCTTTTTGTATCTCATATAAGGCTAATGTGTACAAGCTGTCGTATGCGTTGTATTTTAACAAATCTGTTAATGGGCATTTGGATATATTATTGATTGCGTTTTTACTTTTTTTATTTTCCCCAGCCCGGCGTTTTGTAATATACTTATCTACAGATTCATCAAATCCAAGAACCCCCAATTTGGTATACACATGAAATTTTAGATTGGTTGGCTTTGTATTATCAATACAGTGGGCACCAATACAAGTGTCCCATATATAATTTTCCGGCCAAACACCACCCCCCCGATTATATGACCACACATTTTCAAAATCTAATTTATGGGCAATCTTTTGAGCACGCCCGGTCAAAAACAATTTCCATTCTTTTTCAAATTCCGGCTCATCCTCAAAAAAAGGGAAAGCATAACCTTTTACATCAAACGCAATTGACGCACAAAATATTTCATGCCCGGATTTATGTGGTTTGATTCCTGTTGTTTCATAATCGTATGCAACCGGCAATCCGCTTTTCCTGGCGGCTTTTATCCATTCTATTGCTTTGGCCGGTTCTTTTGTTATTTCTGTATTATCCGGGGGCGTTGGTAGTTTCTTTTGTTTTCTAGCTATAACTATAGCTCTGCGTAAATGATCCTCCCATTGTTTTTTTAAAACCACATCTTTGTCATTTTTTAAAATATGTCCCGGGGAATATGTGGGACATATCCATTTTTTTATATCCTGATCAGGAATCTGTTCCCCAAAATATTTTTCTTCTTTTGTATTGCTTATTCTCCCACTAAATCGTTCCCCCAATAAACCTTTTATAGCATATATGCCCATAGGTACTATGACGTGCGGTTGTAATTCTTCAATAGTTCTGAAAAGTGATGCGCGACATTCATTCAATTCAATCGGGGTTGGGTTTCTGCCCCCTGGGGTTTTACAACGTACGGCATAAGTAAACCACGCATCATTCATAGGGTTTATCCCTATGTCTTCCAACAAATCGAATAATAAAGATCCAGATTCACCGCAAAAATGTTTCCCCCGGCGGTCGTCTGTTCGGGTGGGGCTTTCCCCGATAAAAAGAATTTTTAATTGACCTTGCCCGGCATGGGGTATTTTTGGATTGGTACAGTCTTTGAACAATCCGCAGGCAGCACAACCCATTTTTTTCTTTACTGTCCGAGAACGTATGGCACGGGGAGTTTCCCCCGTGCCTAAATCAAAAAACCCTTGTTTCATGACTTTGTATAAGTGCTTACAATTTGCATGTACTTTTCAGACCGGAAAACAAGTGTTTTCATTTTTCCTGCCCGGCCGTCAACCGTTTTCACATAGAAATTCGGCACTTTGGTTACAGCCTCCATTAAAAAATCAGCATCTACCCAAAATTGAATTTCGGGATCGTCTTCAAAAGGGTCATCCCATTTTATGGCTTCTTTTATATTCCCGACACTTTTTTCAGATTTAATAGTCAACTTGTCTTTTCCCAAGATCATCAATACGGATTGGGCACCCTCAATATCAGCCGCAAGAGTGGATACCCGGTCAACGACATCTTTGACGTTTTTTGGCAGTTTGTTTTTTACATCACCTTCTCCAACTTCATGATTTTCGCATACTTGAAGAATTTTTTGTATTTGGTAGGTGCTTTCATCTTTTCTTTTACAGCTAAATATCACACTACCGTCTTTTCCCCGAAAATGAGCCCAGGCCGCACTGATACAATACTCTACCCAATTGCCTTTGATCAGTTCGGTCACTGCCGGGTCATCAAGAAAAAATAAATCCATTTCTTCAGATAAATTATACAGATTTATCCGCATAATATCCGTGGAAACAATTTGGTTTTTATTTACAAAAATTCCCCGATTCGTGGATTTATTACAACCGATTTTACACAGTTTTACAGCCCCCATGAATTCAGCCGGTAATGGTTTCCACTCCAAATCTTCTATACTCAAATCAGCCACATAGTTGCCAATTTTCGTTTCTTTGAGAATAATCTCAGCATCCAGGCCGCCAGCCTTAATTTTCCAAACATTTTCATCCGGAGTTATTTCAATTTCTTCTTGGGGAATTTTTGAAACCAACCGGAAAAATTCTTTCACCTGCACTGATCCGTGTAACGGTTCTTCCGTTTTGAAAGGTACGGAAACTGACACAGCATCATTATAAGAATGAATTGCATTTTTATCAAACACAAAAGTGTCTGCCCCATCAATAAGACTGCCGCCGGTATCCACGCCGGGCATACATGTTTTCATAACATTCAATAGTTCTGTTTTTTTTACAATCAATTTTGTCTCCTGGTATAAAATTTTATAGTTTCTTTATTATAAGCTCTCTGGAAGCCAATTTTTATTTTTACAAGCGATTTGATTAAATTTTTCATAGACGAATGTGTCCTTGAACTTAAAATGTCCCGTGCCTTTTTTAAAAACTTCCCAACTAAAAAATTCAGAGTCATACCATACCCCAAATTCAGAAGAATCGGAGGAGTACAAGGATTGCATTACTTTATCTATGCTTTTTATATCATCCCATTTTTTACCAATTATGAAACATAGTGCTTTTTCGAGATCACATATTTTTTCCATTGAGCGCCATGAAATATTCATACGCCGGTTAAATTTTACATCGAATGGCTCGACTATATACGGCAAAATAAATTTTCTATTGACCTTCCAATAATCGTTTGTTTTCCATCCTTCAACATGACATCTATTCTCTTTGTGATATTTTGTTAAATAATCAAATGCTTCAAGTATACAGCTATTGAATATTTCATCTTTCGATTCAAATAACTTTTCAAAAACACTAATTATATTTTCTTTTGTATACCCCATTTTTTGGGAGTCTTCCATGAAAGAATTAAAATCCTTTTTCACCTTCTCAGTAACAATTCCGGCTATTTTTGTTTTTTCAAAAATTGTTTTCCATGCGTAATTTCGTAAAGTGTTTTCGAACTCTTTTTCATTAAAAAATGTTTTTTCTGTAAAAATATATTCTATGTCCTCAGTACAAAACACATTTTTATATTTTTGTAGCTCCGACATCTTTTCTCTGATTTCTGTATACACACGTTTTGCTGAATTATATGCATCAACCATACACTCAAAAATGTCCGGCTTTGCAATTTTATTGTCTTCAAAATCATTTATCGTATATTTGCGTTCTTTTGTTTTTTCTTCAAAAGAGATTCGCTCAGAACCAATTTCACGGGCTGGAATAATTACAAGTGAGACACTGACATTAGTAGTGCGTTCAGAGCCCTTGAAACACTGCCCTAAATTTTCAATCGTGCCTCCATGTTTTTCAATAAGCGTGTATAAAACTTTTTTCTTGTTATTTGATATATTTTCAATCGTTTCTGAATTAAGCAAACAACGAATTTCAGAAAAAGGAAATAAATCTATTGCATGAAGTAAATGATCGGCACCATTAGAGAAAGGTGGGTTCATTATAACGTAATTATATTTTTTTTGCGGGACAAATGATAAGAAATCATAGCCCACAATGTTGTAGTCTGTTAAATGCTTTCTGAGTTCTTGTTCACTTTCTATACAATCGACATGTGAACCTTTTTCCGCAAGAATAGCACAAATGTTTCCTTTTCCGGCTGAAGGTTCTAACACGGTACTATTGTATAAACTTAGCCCATCTATCATTTTGTGCACAATTTTATACGGGGTTGGATAAAAATCTTTATTAAACATGTGAACCTCTTAATTACTGACAACGTTTAAAGATTGTGCGAGGGCATCGTCAGATGATTTGGGTGAAGCCGAAGGCGTAACCGCACAATCTTTGTTGTCGGATGTGTTTAATTTTTTCATAAAGTCAGACATGTCCCCCATTTGCTTAACTATATGTTTTTCTATTTGTTCGTGCTCATTTTGTAGCTTAATTTTCATTTTCAAACATTTTTTACAAGTAACGTCATCCCAGTTCGATACACCACAAGCATAGTATTCAGAATAAACAGTACCACACATAGCTTTAGAGTCATAATCTAAATCATCTGTGTTAAAATATGGGTCAAAGTGAATGGCTGCCATTTTATCTCCTAAAAATTAAACATTGCGTACAACGTTATGCGACTATGGGAAGTTGCCGAGTTCTTTAATTGCGTTTTGAACAATGGCAACATCACAGGGATCTATACAATAATCTATGTGTTTATTTATGTCTTCTAAACTCGGCAATTTTGGTGAAGCCTCTGGCTGAACCTCATAGTCGCTTTTGTCGGATCGTTCGCGGAATTCTAGTAAAGTAGCATCCTCAAATTCTTCTACGATAACAACACTGTCATGGTACTTACATTTAGGACAATCGGTGTCTGGTGGATCAACAAAATCCTCTCCTAGTTGTGCGATAGTAAGTTTTTCCCTTAATCTTTTATTTTGAATTGCAAGGCTGTGTATAAAATTTAATGAAGGTTGCTCTGTGTCTCCTTCTGTTATAATTTTGTAACAAGGTGAGCAGATATCCCCGACAAAATTACCTTGGTGTTTTTCATTAGTGCACCCGAAAACAATACATCTATTACTCATAAAATCTCCTAAACTTATAATGACGTACAACGTTTTGCGAATATATGACGTTTTAATGTCTGATAGTCGCTGTTGTACGCTGTTCCAGTGCATCTTTAATGCGATTGTTTGCGATGTCAATATATTTTTTTTCCTTTTCTATCCCGACAAAATTACGGTTTGTGTTTATGCATGCTACTGCCGTAGTTCCAGAACCAATGCAGTTATCAAGTACCTTATCACATTCGTTTGTATAAGTTCGGATAAGGTATTCAAAAAGTGCGACTGGTTTTTGGGTAGGGTGGATTTTCCCTATTTGTGAAGCTGTCGAAATGTTTATAAGATTTTTTGGATAATATATATTTGACTTTGACTTTGACGGAACAACCCCATAATTTTCACTTGTAGAATATCCACCTTTTAGTCTCGGAGCTCCTCGCACTTCCATTTGCGGATAGTAGTTCACTTTATTTCTTCCGAATACCATCACATCCTCGCATATAGCAAACGGTCTTATTTTAGCGAGAGCGAACCCGGCACTATTATTTTTATTCCATACCCACTGGTGTCTATACATCTTCACATTACTCATCACCAAAGCACTCGTGAAAGGCTGTGAAGCTGTCAAAACTATTGCACCATTATCTTTTATAATCCGCTTATACAACGCCCACAACGGCTCAAACGGTATAATAGTATCCCATGTACAGGCAGTCGTGCCGTATGGCAAATCACATAGTATCATATCTATACTTTTATCGGGAATGTCTTTCATTATTTCCAAACAATCGCCATGTATTATTTTATTTATCATCTTTTATCCTAGCAAATAATTTCGCCCAACTAAGGTTATGCACTATATTTATTCGCATAAATCATTTACTCCCTCTTATATATGATACAGAGATTGATACTTTTTTTGCTTCTTTTTTTTCAATCCTCAGAAAATTTTACTTTTGTTTTGTATCGGGTATCTAAGCATGGCCTACCAATTTCAAGATTTTGTAATACTACAACCTCAGAATGTTCCGGTGCCCCTTCCCGTTGTGCCGCAATCCCCAACCTCATAAATTTCTGTTTCTTTTCTTCTGGCGTTTGATTCAGCACAATCAAACACGTCACGTGTGCCACTTTTCTTATATCCTCAGAAACGTCTGAGCTTTTTGCATCCCTGTCCAGCGTTTGTCTACCGGCCTGTGAACCTGTGACTACCAAACAATTTCTTTTTTGAGCCATTGCCCGCAATTCTTTCCACACCCCATCAATTTGGTGTCTGTATTCTCTAATTTTGGCATCAGGTTGTAATAAATCGGCATAATCAACTACAATCACGTCAGGTATCCAATTTTCATAAGTTTCAAAATTGGATAATGTCTGCTCAATTGTGTTGACAGAAGCACACCCGGCAGGGTAACAAACAATCTTCAAATTGCCCCCACGGCTGGCTCGCTTATATTTTTTTTGCAAATCTTCAACCGGTAAATTTCCCACACCGTTCTTTTTTACTTTTTTGTAAGAAATTTCAACCATATTGTCGTCATCTGTATTTATAAAATATGGAATTTCAACTTCACCGGAATGCTTTGGTTGACCGGTAAATGCTTGCCATGCACGTCTGACCATTTGCGGTTTTTGCATTTCTAATGACGCAAAAAACACTTTCAAACCTTTAAAAACAGGTCGCCATGCAGTTTCTAACATCCAAAATGTTTTCCCCCTTTTTGGTGGACCAACATAGGCAATAAAATCCCCCCGGTTCAGTGGTCCAATTGCTTTTCCCAAGTCCCCGGGCATATGAAAAAGATATTCGAATTCTTCATTGAAAGCATCCCGGATGGCCTTGGCATCATTAAGTAAATCAACACCTTGCCCAGTTATTTTTTCCACCCGGCGATATTGCCCAATAATATTTTCAGCGGCCGTCATATCCTCCGCATCCAACGCATCTTGTAATCGTTGTCTCAAATTTTTGATGGATTGTTTTTTGAAATAGAAAACAGCATTGTTTACGGAGTAATCAAGATTTTGAATCTTACCACGTTCGTAATCTTTACTCAAAGCACTTAAAAATTCTCCGATTAAATCAATCTCATCTTCACTTGAAATTTCTTTTCTTTTTTGAATATAAATTTCTTGAATATTTTTCTCAGGGGCTTCCTCAGTAAAATTATAATACTCAGTCACCCAGCCCCCGACACGTTGTACAAAGGCCGATTCAAACAAACGCACGTCTATAATTTCAATCATTTGTTTTAAAAACGCACTATCCACAATCATTTGTGTTAAAATTTTACGCTCTTCCTTCAAATCCACTTTAGTTCTTTTTATCATATTATTTATCCCTTTGGTGTTTGTAGTCCAATGCCTTTTCTAATATTTTATTTATCAGATCGTCTTGATCAGTTTCCCCATCAACCACACGGCTTGTCATTTCTGTTTTCGTATCTAAATTATCAATGTGTATTTCGTCAATAGTCCCGATGCCCGCCAAATAATAAATATTCACTTGAGACATTTGACCAATACGGTGCAGTCTGTCCTCAGCTTGAAATAAATCCCCTGGGTTGGCCGGGAATTCCACTACAGCAGCATTTGAACAGCTTTTTTGTAGACCGTCAATACCAACACCGGCCGCAAGAATATTAGCAACCATTAAATTCTTGTCACCATTTATAAATTCTTGAATAGCTTTTTCCCGGGCTTTACCAGTGATCCCGCCCATTATTTTTACAGCTGTATATTTAAAGGATTCATGAATAAAATTGACAACCGGCCGATGATACGCAAATACCAATAGTTTTTCCCCGGTCTGAAGAAATTCTTGAATCCATGTTGTTATGACATCTTTTTTTTCAGTAAAACTTGTCCTTGATAATTTACCCAATTGAACATTTCTATCAACACCAAAAGAATTCCGGATTGTTTGTAATTGACTTTCGTATTTTGTCCAATCTTTCAATTCAATAGGTACAACTGTTCTGATTTTTGCCGGTAAATCTTTCAGCACATCTTTTTTGCGGCGGCGTATCATCAGCGGACGTGCTTTGTTTCTTAATTCATTGGAATTTGACAATCCATCATATTTGATTGTAAATCCGTCATATTGAGGATCACAATATCTTATTAAAAATTTTTGTCTATTTGGAAATTTATCCGGGTCAATCATATTCAAACATGAGAAAAATTGGCGTGGGCGTGATTTTACCGGAGTACCGGACAAAGCAATGAATTTTGATATCTTTTTGCCTAAAGACATACACGCCCGGGTGCGTTGTGTTCCGGCATTGGCTATGGCTTGTATTTCGTCACCAATCAATAATTTAAATTTATGAGCATCCAACTCTTTTTTCCAACACGCTAATATGTCCCAATTTATTATGTAGGATGCCCCCGGTGATAATTTGTATGGCTTTTTACCGGATAAAATATACACATTGTCTTCACCCAACCATTTGATGTATTCCCGCTGCCATTGTATTTTTGTACTGGCTGTGACTATCATTAAAATTGGCCTGAGACCCTGTTTCATTTTTGCGTATGAAAGTGATTGTACTGTTTTGCCTGTTCCCATTTCATCGGCAATCAATCCCCGGCCTTTCCGGTGGTGTAGAAATTTTAAGGCATCAATTTGATATGGTCGCAATAATTCTTTTCCCGGAAAAACAGGAATTTTTAAATTCAACCACTCCGGTTCATATGGTTGTTCTTCTTCAACTGGCTGTGTGGGTACAGCTTCCACCGGGAATCCGGCCGCATTCAATATTTTCCGGGATTCTTCATTATCCGGTACAGCCCACATTTTTATATTTTTTTCAAACAACCTGCCGGGTATACGTTTAATTGTGTTCAATAACAGCACCCACTCCATTCTGTCGGCCGTTCTGAATTCAGCGTGAATCCACCCTTTTTCTTTGATATGAATTTTTTTCATGATTAGTTATACGCACAACTGGCGGATGCATTTAGTAATTTTACAGTTTCAATTTCTTCAGCCGTGTTTTTTCTGTTATTGAGGGAAGCCACTAAATTTAAAGCATCTTTTGGTTTCAAGCCGTTTTGAAAGACAAGTTGCAATATGATAGCATCACGGTCTTTGAAGATATCTACATAGTCATGAGTGTTTATAAATTTCATATTAATTGAGAATTGAGATAGCATATAAATTATTCCTTTTTTTTGAGTCTGGTCCATGTCTGTATGCTGTCAATGCTTCTTTGACGCAATTATTTTTCATTTTCAAATATGTATTAAAAGTCCATATACCAACAGCAATTTTCTTTTTCCAGTCCCACTGTAATTGCGCCCACGTCCAATCCCGGGCGGATGGGTTAAACATTTGAAAGTGCTCCAACGTTATTTTTTTTATACCCATCAAACCTACAGCCACGCCACCCGGGTGAAGCAGCCCATTTCTGTATGAGCTTTCTGCTAAAATTATGCCGTTGATAATTGTTGGGTTTGTTTTTTTATTTTTATATAATCGACAAATCCAATATACGTGTGTTTCAATTTGTTTTTTGCTTGGTTGGTTTTCTGGAAAAGTTATCACTGATTTTTCTTTTTTCTTTGACGTTTTTTTCTTCTCAATTGGTTGAGAACAAAAATTTAATAGTGATGTAAATATTAAAAAAAGTATAATAAATGTGGATTTTAAAACACTCATACGTTTGACTTTATTTCGCATCGGATACTTGATTATACTTCTATGTACATGATTCATCGTTTTTTCCTTTTTAAAACAATCCGGGACGTGCCCTAGAAGCCACGAGAAGGGGTCTGTCAGGCACTTTCTCCGCTTTCAGGTATAATTTCTCATGTTTGGTTATTTTCGTTTGTTTTTGGGTGGTTTCTTTGGGTACATTCATTTTGTAAAATTTTAAAGGATCTGACATAAATTCTTTTTCGGACACACCATAAACATGAGCGTAGAGTGAACCATGCACTTTTATATCCTCAAGAAAAGCTGTTTGCCAAAAAGTATCAATTTGTTCTTCTGTGGAAGGTGCGTTCATTTTGTACTCCGGTTGGTGTTTCGTTTATGATACTATCAGACTATTAAAAAGTAAAGCGAAAAATATATTTTTTTTTAATTTTTTTTAAAAGACCAGTTGGATGTTGCTCACATAAATTTATTATACAGACTTCATATACTTTATTTATCACTTTTTTTTTCATTGACTATCCTTTCTGCTGATTTTCTTAATGAGCTTTCATCCCAATCTGTAAATCCGCTTTGATTATAACCTGCACGCAGTTTATCCATTTCATATTTGATATCCATTTCAAACAATTCTTTTTCTTGCTCTTGTTGTTTGGTTTTTCCCTTTTCCATTTCTTTTTCATATCCGGCCGGGAGTGTAATCATAAAATTATATTTACGTTGTAGCCAACCGTGAAAGCATTGCCACAACCGGGAATCCCTGCCGGGGGTGACTTTGTGTGCCCAAAAATCACCCATATCATTTTCAACCCAATCAATATAAAAATTCATAAATTTATCTAATGTCCCCACGTGATAGGCAAATCCATTTTGGTATAAGATTTTATTATATTCAGTCAGTATCTTTTTATTGTCTTTGTAATATTTTCTTATGGCGTCACAGGAATTCCAAAATAGCATTTCCATTCGATCATCCCACAATTTATCCTTATGGGTGTCGTATAGTTTTTGTAGTTTATCCGTCATCTGTTTATCAAAATGTTTTTTTCTACCACGTGTATAAACTTTGTGTTCTGTTTCTTTGGTTTTATTAAGCCACTTAAGAAATTGGCTTTTTTTTGTTATGGGGTTATAAAAAAAAGAGTTGATGCTATCCATCTTTTTTTCTTTTGTTATTTTCACATGTTTAATGTATCGGGATACTGACCGATATATCAATAACCGAACATCTTCCCACGAACTGTAACCTTTAGGTTCTGGGTATTCTTTGATTTCCATTTCTTTTAGCCAAGCAGGATCAAGATTTAGGTTTCTAGTCCACGAACCATCTTTGATTGTTTTTAGGGTGTCGTATATTTGTGTTATTGTTTTTGTATATCCTTTTTTTGATGGGTCGGTTCTATGATTCCATTCACCCTTAGCAGATATGCCTTTAATTATCTTTAGGATGTCTGTGGGTATGTCATCATAGGTTGTTTCTTTTCCGAATAAACCACCTGCGATTTTTTTAAAATCGCTTATATTATCTTTAGATAATATCTTATTATCTTTAGTATTATTATTTGTAGTATTATTACACCCCTCTTTTGGCCGTACTTGTCCGGCCATTTTGGCTGTTCTTGTCCGGCCATTTTGGCTGTTCTTGTCCGGCCATTTTGGCTGTTCTTGTCCGGCCATTTTGGCTGTTCTAGTCCGGCCATTTTGGCTGTTCTTGTCCGGCCGTTTTGGCTGTTCTAGTCCGGCCATTTTGGCCGGACTGGAGTTTGATTGTTTTCTATCAATTTTTTTAGTTTTTATCAAAAAATCCAACCTATTTTTATCAATGAAATAATATCTTTTACAGGGGACACCCTTTTTCACAGATGTCAATATTTTATTTTTTATTAAGGTTTCTATAGCATTTCTTGCTACTTTTTCTTTGATTCCGGTTCTTTTTTCTATTTGGTCGTAGGTTTGGAAAAACCATTCTGATTTATGATATTTTTGTATAGATATAAGATGCCCCAATATCATGGATGCATGTAAACCAAACATTTCTATGATAGGTACACTGACCATTATAAAATTGTTTTC